CTTTTTTCACTTTTCTAAAACTTTCAACAGGTAACATAGATGCAGTAATCCAATCAGTATAATTTATTTTTAAAAATCTGGATCTTAAGTGATCATTTAAATAATGTTTTACGCAAGCAGTTGCTGCTAAGTATTTCGATGAACTATTTAGTATTTGCCAAGAAATTTGTATTCTTGTATTTTCCGTTATTGTTTTATCTAATGTCAATTTACTTAGTTCACCCAATAGTTTAAATCTAGCTAAATATGGTAGATAATGTAAGTTAATTCCCAAGAATCCATCTTTAACTATTTTAAAGGGTAACACCAACGGCACCATATCATAATAAGGTAATTCAAGTTTAAACTTAGGATCGTACATAAAAAGATACATCTCTCCTGGGCGAATTCTAGATGTTAGCTTTTCGTTTCTAAGCAATTGGGTCCCGGATACGTTTTTGCCTAAACTCGTTACCTGTTCTCGATACCAATTATAGGATTTTCTAACATCCCCGGCATTCATATTAACTTGCTGGAATATATTATTTTGCATTTATAATTCCTAAATCTTTTTCGGTTAAGACCATGAACTTCATATTTCTATCCTGGCAGAATTCAAACGCTGCTTTCCATTTCGCTTCATTAACTCCGTACTGAAATACCTCATCTACGAATCTTTTGGTTTTTCTTTGAGGTATAACTGGAGGTTTTGTAAATCGCTCGGGTTTTATCTCAATTAAATACTTTTGAATAGTACCAGTTTTGTTTTTAACTTTGATATAAAAATCCACAAAATATCTATGAATCTTTCTATCAACTGGAGATATATAGGGAACAATCACAGTCTCAGACCCCCACTCCTGCACTGAATCATTCAGATCGCACCATTTCATAAATCGTAATTCCCATAAGGACCTATAAACGATATTATTGATATCGCCTCGATATTTTCCGGGATTCTTGGCTCTAAACTTACCCTTATATGTTTTGGTGTATAACATCTATATAAATAATTATAATTCAACAATATTTATAAAGAAAAGTATGGCTAATAACTTTACCGACGCAAATGATTCCGTGGATCAGACCCGCTTATCGCAAGGAGAAGCGAAATATAAGAATACGGATGAACAAAGCGGGTATTGGATTGGAACTAACGAATACCCCGAAGGTCTTAGACAAAAAGCGGATATGCAGCATTATGTTGCTTTTTATATCAACGTTAGAGATAAAAGTAAATTTGGAAAAAGCGGAAGCGCTCAATTAAACCGAGACTATTTTGTAAGCGATGAAGAACAAAAAAAATTAGATGCAATTAAAAGAGCTAGTCTTTCGCAATCAGATATAGCTGGGGCGGGGAAAGTTCTCAGAGATAATGCGGGCATTATCGCAGGAGGATTATTAGCTGGCGGGTTAACGCAAAAGATGCTAGGATCAAAATCAACATTGAAAGATCTTGCAAAAGCAGCAACAGCAGGAATAGGAGTCGGTCTTGTAACAGGAGTAGCAGTTCAACAACTGGTCGATGCTTTTAGTGATATACCAGATTTTGCTACAGGAAAAACATCTAGATTGAAAGATGTAATTACGTTACATATATCGGAAAAACCAGTAGTTAAATATGGAACAAATTATACGAATAAAGATATGGGCGTTTTGACTGGGTTATTAGTTCAAGGAAGCGCTCAAGGTAGTTTACTAGCTGCAGCAAAGACTCCGGAAATACAAGCTGCTTTATTAACACAACTATCAAAAATTCCCTCACTAAAAGCAGGTGGGGGTATAATAACAGACATGTTGGAATTGAATAACAGACAAAAATTAAATCCTTTCAGAGAAGTGATGTTTGAATCTGTAGATTATAGATCTTTTCAATTTACTTACAAATTTTTTCCAAAAGATGAAAGTGAAACAATGACGATACGACAAATAATTAAAACATTTAAACATCATATGCATCCTGAATTAAAAAGTAATAAAATGTTTTATATTTATCCGTCTGAATTTGATATACAATATTTTTATAAAGATAAAACAAACCCATATCTACATAATTTTGCTAGATGTGCATTAACGAATATGACCGTTGAATATGGCGGAGATCAATTTGTTACGTTTGAAAATGGGTCGCCTTCTGAATTATCAATGACTCTTACATTCCAAGAATTAGAACAAATGACGTCAGAAGGAATAATGAATTATGGCTACTGATTTTTTTCAATCTTTTCCGTTATTATCATATACGTTAGATGATTCTGATTCTACGCAAGTTGTCGTAGATATATTTAGACGTGCAATTTTATCCAAAGAATTTTTAGATAATAATTCTTATTTTGAAACTGTAGATGTACAGGATGGAGAAAGTCCAGAAGAATTAGCATTTAGATATTATGGTTCACAAAATTTACATTGGTTAATACTATTGACAAATAATATTATAGATCCAAGATTTAACTGGCCTTTATCTAGCGATGATTTATACAAATTAGTTGTAAGTAAATATGGTACAGAAAAAGATGTATTTACTATCAATCGAGCAGTTAATACAAAAGGATACCAAGTAGAAACATTTTTTGTATTAACAGAAGATTCTACTCATAAAAAACCAAAAAGACTACTTTTAGATTTAGTAGATACCGAACCAATAAATATACCTATTTCGTATCAAGAATCAGCAATAGGTACAGATTTTCAAAGTAATTATGAAATAGAATTGGCAAAAAATGAAGCAAATAGAAAAGTACAATTATTGAGAATTTCAGTAGTTGAAGAAGTAATGGCTGGTTATAAATCGTCACTTAGCGCATAATGTCCGAAGAATTATTACAAGCTCCAGGTCAAGTAAATATAACAGAAATGATACTGTTTTCTGCAGGAAAACGGTTGAACATACTTGACTATTTGGTTGAATTAAATTTATATGAAAGTATTTTTAATCCAGTAGTATCAGGATCATTGACATTATCTGATAGTACAAATCTTTTATCTTTGTTTCCTTTAATTGGTGAGGAATTTATATTTTTAAATATCGTAACTCCTAGTTTAGACGATGGGGCTAGGATATATAAAACCTTTAAGGTATATTCTATAGCAAACAAAGCATATGCAAAAGATGGAAGTACACTTATATACCAGTTAAATATTATTTCTACAGAAGCATTTAATGATACACTAAATCCGTTATTTAAAGCTTTTAAAGGAACACCTGAACAAATAATAAACAATATTTTTATAAATTATTTACAAGCTGTACGAAATATTCCTGACAAAAATAATAATGAAGCTTCAAAAACTTCTTTAACCTTTTTAGATTCTCCAAATAATGTTTTAAAATTTGTTAGTCCAGGTTGGTCTCCCATACAATGTATTAATTGGATTGCTAGTAAATGTTTGCCTGCAAAAGATAAAGCTGCAAATTTTTTATTCTGGGAAACATCAAAAGGATTTTATTTTGGTAGTACCGATAAAATTTTTACAAATCTTAATAAAGTATATAATGGTACGTATGTATATTCAGAGTCATTTATTAACACACTTGGGCCTGACGAAAAATCTAAGGCTATGTTTTCTATAAAATCATTGAACGTAGAAAAAACATTAGATCAACTCGATAATACTAGAACAGGATATCTAGCTAGTACATTAATTGATATAGATTTATATAATAAGACATTTAAAAATATAACATATGATCATGGAAATAAATTTAGTGGTTATTCTCATCTAAATGAAACTGAAGCAGTTCCTCTTTTTGATTTAACAACCCCTCGAAGCGCTTCGGGTTATATTGAAATTAACTATAGTACCCCGAAACTACATAATAAAATAGATATTAATTTTGATCAAATAAGTAAATATATGCGCGGCAATCGACGATCAACTATGTTAGAATTAAATAACTTTAAAATGGAACTTGTTATTCCTGGAAGAACAGATTTGGAAGCTGGTACCATTATAAAAATAATATTTCCAAAAGGAACACCGGGTGCATTATCCAAAGATGAAAAAATGGATGATACAAACGATAAGTTATATACGGGATATTATTTAATTACAAATTTATGTCACAAAATAAATCCAAAGACACATTATATAACTATGAATGTAGTTAAAGATTCTTTTAGTAAATCAGAATATTATGGAGCAATAAAATGATATTTGGAAACAAATTTGTATGGTGGACAGGTGTAGTTGAGGATAGAAATGATCCTGAAAAATTAGGACGTTGTCGAGTACGTATTTTTGGGTTTCATACAGATGATATTATATTATTACCAACATCAGACTTGCCTTGGGCTCTTCCTCTACAATCTATCACATCTGCAGCAACATCTGGTTTAGGACAAACTCCTGTAGGTATTGTTCCTGGTACTTGGGTAGTTGGTTGGTTCTTGGACGGTGAAGAAGCACAGAGACCTTTAATCATAGGAACTCTTGCAGGTATACCGGAAAAACAACCCGAAGCAATTAAAAAAGAAACTCAAGATGCAGGAAAAAATACATCAAATATTTTTAGAAGTTCAGATGGCAGCCCTGTTGTAGATCAAGATAATAATCCAATAACTACAAAAGGGGCCGTAGCTAGAGAATCTGCGTTATATCCTTTGATATCAGATGATCTAACAAATATATTTTCTACTATTGCGGAAAAAGCGTCAGGTAATGATATAACTAAAGAAAGTATGGATGGTAGGTTAGGCAAATATCAATTAAGTGTAGCAACATTGGTATTGTTAGGGTATGTTAAAAGACCGGCATCTAATTTTGATCCTAAAGGATGGACAGATAAAAATTCTAATTGGACCGGGAAAGATGGCATATCATCTAAAGTCGCATATTTAAAATCAGAATCTGCACAATATAATACAGTTTTAGCTACTGCAGAATATAACTATAAACAATTATTGTCGCTTGGAAAAATTTCACAGCAGGACGATCCTAAAATTATAGGGGCTCTTCTAGGAACATCATTGGTTATGGGGGTTAATAATTCAGATAAGTTGAATAAAAAAACAGAAAATGGTGTACTGGCAAAAGATTTTTTCATGGCGGTCAATTCTTCATTAGGAGGATCTTCAGATGATTTTGCAGCAGGTATAGATAACACATTGACATATTTAGCAGATCCTGCGAACAATGATCTAGGAATATTAAATAACTCAGAATTATTAAAACGTAGAGGATTTACGGATCCAAATAAAAAATATCCTACGTACGAATATTTAGGATTATCGGATGTAAATAAATTAGCTTTAGGTGATATGACACACCAATTATTTAACGTAAAGGTAAACAAAAAAGTAGAAAAAATTCCGTTACCAAATACTACGCAAACGTGGGACGAACCTAATCCATCATTTGGTGCAGCATATCCATACAATCAAGTAATTGAAACAGAAGCAGGGCATGTAATTGAATTAGATAGTACACCTAACGCAGAACGAATACACGTATTTCATAAGTCTGGTGCTTATATTGAAATAGATGTTAATGGATCTATGGTTAGAAAAGTTGTAGGTGACAATTATGAAATAATGGATCGTAATAATTTTACATATGTTAGAGGATCTCATTGTTTAACCGTTGAAGGTAAGATGAGCATGCTTGTTAGAAATAGTGCTCAGATAGTAGTAGAAGGAGATTTATCAGTAACTGCTCATAAAGATACGTCAATCTCTACTGCAGGAACTGCAACTATTGTTGGAAAAAATATAAATGTTTCTAGTGTAGAAAGCATGAATTTAATAACAGATGGTGCATTAAATCTTCAAGGCAAAAATATTAATTTATACGCCAAGGATGGTTCTATATCTCAAAAAGCAGGCGAAGATATTTCTATACAAACAGGCGCAGCTAGTACTATGAGTATAAAGGCCGGACAAGCATTATTATTAGATGCCGCTATAGTAAAGACAAAAATGGGTGCAGATTCTATACGAGAAATTGCATTCTCTTCTTTACCTTTACCCGAGATGAAAGAAACTCCTGCTGCGCCGCCTTCAATATTACAAAGAAACGTAGTTCCAGAATCTACATTCTTGTATGATAGTTTAGAACTTGGCGCTGCTGAGTTTGCAAAAATGGAAGAAGAACAAGACTCAATAAATACTAATGTTGTTCCGGTAGAAATACCAGTAGTAATGGCAACAGAAACTATACCTGCGGATATAATTAAAACGGTTTCCACATTTGGAGATGGAGGAATAGTTAATTCAACCGTTACGACATCTAACACAATTACAAATGCAAATGTAACAACAAGCGTAGTAACAAATACAAATGAAATGGACGTTTCAACAAGCGTAGCAGAGGTATTAGCAGAAATTAATAGGGCGACAAATGAGGTAATAACAAAAACAGCAAACACAATAGGCGAGGTAGTTTATACTACAGAAATACTAGCAGCTAATACTGCAACAGCAGTAGTTACAACTACGAAAGCAGTGGCAAATACTGTAGTTAAAACCGCAAAAGTTGTAAAAAAAGCAGTTGCCAATACTACGGCTAAGGTGGTTACCGCTACTAATGAGACTGGAACAAAAATATCTACCCTTACAGCAGATACGATTGAAACTAATGTAAAAAATATAGATTCTGTTCTAGCAACAATCAAATCGTATTTACCCACATCAAAATGGTAATAATATATGTCTAAGAAAACTGTAGTAGTAAATTTTACGGATGGTGCAAAAAAACCATATACCGGAGTACCCGATACATTATTAAGCGATGAGAAAAAAGCTGGGCAGGCTATAAAAGCTAGAGCAAAATATGATGAACCAACACGAGTACTTCAATCATGGGCGGTGGAGGATGGGCAAAGATTTATTGCCCCAACTATAGATACAGAAATTTCAAGTTTTACTAATTTTCCGCCGGCGTTTATTTTATCTCAAAAAGGTAAAAGAAAATTTACGTTAGGGGAATTAGTCACATTAGGTGAAGTATTACAATCCCAAAAAGGATTATCAGAAAAAGAAATAGTTCAAAATTTAAGAAATGTTGCAATTAATTGTTTGGATCCAATTAAAGCAAAATATCCTAATATGCAATTAACTAGTGGTTTCAGACGCCAATTTGAACCACCGGAGGGAGTGGAAGCGATTAGAAAATTTCAAAAAAACTACCAGCTAAAACAAACAGGGGTATTGGACGATGTAACTTTAGCAAAAATTAAAAAAATTATAGATGAAGAAAAAAGTGATCACCATTTTGGCGCAGCTGCAGATATGGTATTTAATAACGCGCAAGTAGAAGACTATTTGTCTATCGTACAATGGATAAGTAAAAATGTACCGTATAAACAATTATTATTAGAATACAAACCAGGAAACAAAAATCAACCACCGATTGTGCCGTGGATACATATTGCGTTTTTACTAGGAAATGGCTCGTTATTAAAATCTGAAATGCCTATTGGCACTTTGTGGAAACATAAATCATATGCAAGAAATATGTTTGTACCTTTAGCGTCAGATGCAGCATAATAAATAACAAATATGGCAACGAATAATACAGTTAAACAGTTTACAGATTTAGATCTCTCTTTTGCGGTTAATCCTTTTACTAAAGATATTTACCTCAAAACAGAAGAAGATGCAGTTAAAACTGCACTTAAACATTTATTACGAACTAATAATTTTGAAAGACCGTTTCATCCAGAAATAGGAACGCAAATACGTTCTTTGATGTTTGAAAATTTTTCATCTGCAGTTAAAATTGCAATGGAAAGAACCATTTTTGAATCTATAGAAAAATTTGAACCTAGAGCTAGGTTAATCAGTGTAATGGTAGAAGAATCTATTAACGCAAATGATTTAGTTATTAATGTTATTTTTACTTTAAAAAATTCACCTGCTCCAATAACAATTACAACTTCAATAAGTAGAGTAAGATAATGGCAAATTACCGATTAGCAGAATTAGATTTTGATCCAATCAAAAATAATCTAAAACAATTTTTAACAAACTATAGAGATAAAGATAACAATCTTATTTTTAAAGATTATGATTTTGAGGCATCTAGTCTTAATATACTGTTAGACTTACTAGCATATAATACTCATTATAATGCTTATCTTGGAAATATGGTAGCAAATGAAATGTTTTTAGATTCTGCAGTTAAACGAGAATCTGCAGTTTCTATAGCAAAACATTTAGGATATACCCCTCTGTCATATAGAAGTTCTAGAGCAAAGGTTTCTTTTACAGTAACAGACCCTGTAGATCTTCCTACATCATTAACATTGCCTAAGTATTCGCCCTTTATAACAAATATAAATGGCACCGAATATACATTTGTCAATTTGGATGCAGTAACTATATATCCTCAAGATGGAGTATATCTTTTTGATAATGTGGAGATTGTACAGGGAGAACCGTTAGTTTATTCATATAGAGTAGATACATCTGGGCCTTCAGAAAAATATGCAATACCAAATAATAATATAGATACAAGTACTTTACGAGTAACCGTTCAAAATTCATATACAGATTTAAATATAGAAAGCTATGGATTAGCTGAAAATTTATCAGTAACATTACCTACATCTAAAGTATATTTCTTAGAACAAAATCCTTCTGGGTTTTATGAGATATTTTTTGGGGATGACGTGTTGGGGAAAAAATTATCCCAAGGCAATATTGTTAAAATTGAATACTTAATAAGTTTTGGGGATACAACAAATGTATCTGCAACATTCGATCAGGCGTTTTCTTTGGGCACTCAAATAGGAGGCGTCACATTAAATACTAGTATTTTAGCATCAAAAAATTCTACAGGTGGTGCTGCCGCAGATACTTTAGCAGAAATAAAATTTAAAGCTCCAAGATTTTTATCATCATATAATAGAGCAGTTACTGCCGAAGACTACAAATCCATTATTGAGGCAAGTTTTCCGTTAGTCGAATCTATTGCAGTGTGGGGAGGAGAGGATAATATTCCTCCGAAATATGGCAAAGTTATTATTTCATTAAAACCGTATAACGGATATACTATTAGTGAAGCAGTTAAAACTGATATTAAAACTAATATTTTAGGAAATAAAAAAGTAATGTCTATTATTCCAGAATTCGTAGATCCAAATTACTTGTATATTACAATAGATAGTACAATTAAAATAGCTACAAAAAATTCTAGATATACTGTTCCGCAAATTGAGATATTTGTACGAGATGCCGTAAATAGGTACTTTGCACAAGAGTTACAACAATTTAATAAAACTTTTATATACTCAAAATTGTCTAAAATTATAGATGCAATAGACCAATCAGTAATTGGTAATGTAACTAGTATAAAAGTGCATAAAAGAATAGTACCTTTTATTGGGGCAAATAATGGATATTCTGGGGATACTGCAATAAAGTTTTCAAATAAATTGGTGCCAGGTAGTATCATATCATCTGCATTTTACTATACTATAAATAACATTTTGTACACTGTATATTTACAAGATAATTTAACTGGGGCAGATACAGGCACTATAGATTTACAAGATTTTTATACAAATGCTGTACTAGTGTCTTCAATAGGTACAGTGGATTATATAACAGGTATGGTATCATTTACTAGTTTAAATCCTACAGGATATATAGAAAATGCAAACGATATTCGACTATATTCTAAAATTGATGCATTAGATATTGTAACAACCAAAGACGTTATTCTTATTTTAGATGATGGAAAAGCAAATACAGTATCTAAGCGTTTGAGTGGTTTTACAACTACAATGGTAATAGTATAAAATGATAGATAACGTTTTTGAACCTATCTCATTATCTGGACCATTAAAAAAATATGGCGCATCTAAACCTAACCAAGTTAATGGAGATTTAACGGGTTGGTTTTATCCTCTGTTTTTAACTAGAAGTGAAGCAATACAAGAAGACATAGACAGAGGTGGTAAGGGTATATACAATGTTATAACATTTTATGACACCGATGGTGAATTTTATTCATCAAATAGTTACGGTGTATATGGTGCGGCAAAAGATCCTATAATATACACATTGCATACTGGAGCAGGCGCAGAAAATCCATTTGCTCGAATACAGAATAGATTGTCTGTTTTAATTCATAACCAATTGCCAGATTTTGTACAAACAGATTATGGAATGTTCATTACGTTTCTAAAAGCATATTATGAATTTTTAGAACAAAATAATCAAGCTCAAGAATTACTGCAAGATATTACAAAATATGCAGATATTGACGAAACATCAGAAGATATGATTAGTAAATTTTTAGCTAATTATGGGTATAATTTATCGTCGTCTAGTATATCCGATAATAGATTTTTAGTTAAAAAAATAAGAGAAATTTATAGCAGAAAAGGAACAGAAGATGCATATAAAATTTTGTTCAATATTTTATATAAAGAAACTATAGAATTTTTCTATCCGTATAATATTGTTTTAAAACCATCTTCCGGTCAGTATGGCGCATACTCAGCATTGCGAGTTAAACAAACAAATGAAAATCAAAATTTATTTAATTTTAAAGATACAGAAATTATAGGGACAGTATCTAAATCTACTTCTATTGTAACAAATGTTTATAAATTAAATATGGGTGCATACGACGTATATGAATTGGTTTTAGATAGTAATAAAACAGAAGGATTTTTTAAAGAAAATGAAACTATTACTGCAGTAAAAACTGTTTTATTAAATGATTCTATAAACACATCAAATTTGACAGCAACATTATATTCTGTTGTTTCTAAAATAGATGTAGTAGATGGAAAATTGGGATATAAATTAGGTGCTCCTATACAATATATTATAGACAATGATGGTACAGGAAAATTTGCAAAAGCTAAAATTACAAAAGTAAATAGATTTGGAAGTATTGTTGAAGTTGGAGTTTTAAATGCGGGTATTAATTACAGTAGCAATATTATTATAATACCAGGAAATCCAACAGAAAGTATTGATGGCAGGTATAGTATAACAAATGGTATCGTAACTATAACTTTTCCGTTTGAACACAATATTAAAAAAGGTACACTTTTAAATATTAGTTATAGCGGAAATATATTAAGTCCTGTAGATAATACTTCACATAAAATAAAAGTGGTAACTGTACCAAATATACGATCAATAAGATTTAAATATCCAGGATTTTAAGATGGCATATACATTAACAT